GCAAGGCCCTCGGCACTGACGCGGAGGACGAAGCCGCCCACCTCGATCAGCACCGAGGAGGCGTCGAGCGTGATCCGCACGTCGCCGTAGGTGATCACGTTCTCGTCCCCCGATTTGCTGGGGGCCTCGTTCTGATCCGACCAGGTGAGCGGGACGGCGAAGCTCTGTTGACTGTCCCCGCCGGGGGCCAGCCATGTCATCTGCTGGCCGACGGTCGGCGGGGTGTGAACCTTCAGCGCCCCGGCGAACTGCGCGTAGGGGATTTTCGGGGAGAGCAGCGGCCCAGCGTCGCCCTCGCCGAGGTTGAGCCGGACCCATGCCTCCTCGGGGTTCACCTCGGCGATCCGGCCGTGCTTGACCATCGCGGCAAGGCGCTGCTCCAGCCGGGACACCCGGTTGTAGAGCTCTAGCAGTTCGCTCATGGGGTCTCCGGCAGCTGCGCCAGGATCTCGGCGGCGTCGGAGGTGAAGGCGGCACGGTCGTCTGCCGCGAAGGTGGCCTCGACAATCGGGGTGTTGTCGGCGCCGCCCCCAAGGGCGCTGATGCCAATGGCCTGCCCGAGCTCGTCCGAGAGCCCGGCGATCATGGCGGCCACGCTGTAGGTTTCCGGCCAGCCGACGGGCTCGCCCTCGATCACCTCGCGGATGAGCGCGGCGAGCGAGGCGGTCTGTGGATCAGCGGCGGCGGCGGCCAGAAACGCCCCGAGGGGAGTGTTGGCCGCCACCGGCTGATCGAAGGGAGGCTCGGCCATGGCGCTGATCGAGTAGACCGTCTGGCGTGCAGCGATGCGAGCGCCTTCCTTCGATTGGATGCCCCGGCGGGAGACGACCTCCGAGGTGCCGGTAACGAATTTGCGGAACACCACGCCCCAGGCTCCGCCGCCGCGGCCGAACAGGCAGGCGCTGATCTGGCGGGAGAGGACGGCGAGGGTCAGCTCGAGCCCCGCGTCGGTGTTCGGGACGAGGACGCCCTGGCCCTCGCCATCGGGGAGCTCGACCGACTGCGACATCGCGGTCTCGATCACCAGCTGGATCGACCGGCCGCCGCTGTTCCAGTCGGCGCCGCCGACCTCGGCGCTGTCGTCCTCGGTCGAGACGACGATCATCGGCTTGGGCTCGGCCGACACCATTTCATCGAGCGGGGTGATCGCGCTGTCGAACACGCGCACCCCCGCGAGGGTGGCCCCCTCGGTTTCAAGGGCGCGGGTCGCCGACATGCGGATCGCGAGGGCGATGATGCTCATGGGGCGGAAGCTCCGGCGGTGAAGTGGATCACGATGTCCCGGTGGTCGCCCAGCGCCACGTTGGATACCGTCACGCGCACGCAGCTCTTTTCGGTGAGCTCGATAATGTCGCCGGGGCGGATGGCGTAGCCGAGGGCGGCGTAGGCGGCCCGGTCCATCCAGCACTCGGACGGCGCCAGCGAGAGCTCCACCCCCCTGCGGCTGGTTCCGGCGAAGTCGAGCTTCCCCGTGTTGGGCGCGCGGCTGATGATCGCCCGGGTGTCGAGCGGGGGGCGGGCCGGGTCGGGAGCCCCGGCCCCATAGTTTCCTCCTGCCAACTGGGGGAGCACCCGGATTGCCTCGCCGAACACATGGTCCATGGCCGCCTGTAGCGAGCCGTCGATGTCGTCGAACAGAGACATTCCGGGGGGCTCCTTGTTGCGATGGTGCAAGCGCGCTCGTCCCGCAGGCCGGATCGGGCCGCAGGGGTGGGCGGGCTTGGCGATGTGGTGGTGGGGGGGTGGGCTTAGCGGAGGATGATGCCGACCGCGGCCAGCTGGGTCCGCTTGGCCAGCTTCTCGGCGTCGGTATCGACCGAGGCCTCGTAGACGACGGCGCTGATCCGCCACTCAGCGTCGCGCTCGATGATCGCGATCTCCCGATCCGCCGCGGTGGCGTCGCAGCCGTAGATCGCGATGGCAACTGCGGTTTCGGCGCCCTCGACGCCGACCGTCGCGGCGGCCGGGCTCGGGGCGAATTTGCCGCCAGTGGTGACTTTGCCGAGGATCGCGCCGGGCTCGATCACGCCCGAGCCGGACTTGATCGTGGCCCTGCCGCGCGAGCGGTGGAAGTTGGCTTCCGACAGGAGGCCCTCGCCAGGGTGGCGGCCTTCAGTGAGCGTGGTCATGTGGGGACGTCCTTGTCATGCGCCTCAGGTCCGTTTGCCGGGGATCAACACACGAGGACGGGTGCAGTAGTGCAAGGCATTCATCTGGAACTCCAGATTGACGCCCTTGCCGTTCTGCATCTCCCACTGCTTGCCGTAGAGGCGTTGCCCCGGCGTGTTGACGGTCTCGATGTAATCGGCAGGACCATAGACGGTGCGGAACAGCCCCGGCACGCCCATGGGAAACAGGTGGCACCTGTTGGTATCCACCCCGACATTGTCGCCGCCGCGGTAGTTTGCCCAGGTGATGCCGCCAAACTCGAAGCTGCCATAAATGCCGGAGGTTCCTGCATTCACATAGGCATTCCGGAGGGTCGAGGCGTCGGCATACCCCTTGTAGGTCTCGCGGACCTCCTTGTGGGCGATGAGATCATCGAAGAAGGCGTCGCCGCAAAGAGCAGTCACACCCAAATAGGGGATGCCGTCGAGAATGCCGGCCATCTGGCGGATGACGCTGGCGCACTTCTTGCGGAAAACACCCTCGGCCGGAGTGGCATTGTCGAGGTCGAAATCAATCTCGGCGGCCTGTGCTTCCCCGAACTCGGAGAAGTAGTCGAAGAGCACCGAGCCGTCGGCATCGAGAAGGCGTCCGGTCTTTAGGATGTTGATGCGGTGATATTCCTCGGTGAGGGCGAAGAACTGCGATGCCTCGGCGGCGCGATCGGCGATCTTGCCCTGCAGCCTTTCGACAGCGATTTCCTCGCCGAAGGCACGAACCTGCTGCACCTCATCGGCGTAGATCGCATCATCGACCTGGAAATGCGGCACCTTCAGCATGCGCATGGAACGCTGGTTGCGCCCGAAGGTCTGGCCGGGACCGCCACGCGGACTGGCCTGAACCAGGATCCGGTTCTGCGCCTTGTCCTTTTCGATGGCGATGTCGAGGGTATCGATGCTGGTGGTCTGGAAGAGACCCATTTGGCCGATGCGGGATGGCACATAGGAAATATCGCGCAGGGCGTCCGTGAGGCGCATGACGCTAAAGGCGTCCTGGGTGAAGATGTTCATGATCGACATGGGATCTGGTCTCCGGGTTAGCGCACGATGATGCCGAGGCTCTTCAGCGCGTCATGCGCTGCGGCTTTCTCGGCGGGCTGGTCGCGGTCGGCGTGGTAGACGAGGCAATGGCCATTGACCTCGGCATCGCGGACAATGGCTGCGATCCCAATGTCGGCGGTCGATGCGTCGGCACCGTAGATGTTGATGGCTGCAGGCACCTGACTGCCGTCGGTGGCGCCAATTGCGCTCACGACGTACTTGTCGGCGGCCGTGACCTTGCCGAGCACGCTGCCCTGGGAAACGATTCCGGCGCCGCCTGCGATGGTGATGGTGTCGCGTGAACGCTGGCCCTGGGCTTCGGACAAGAGGAAAGCGCCGGGATGATTGGTTTCAATGAGAACGGTCATTGTGCAGTCTCCTGTCAGGACGGTTCGAAGCGCCGGTTGGCGTTGCTGATGGCCCGCTTCCAGCCCTCCTCGGCACGGGCACCGCGATCATGCGGTTGCGGGTTTGGAGAGGAGCCCATCTCGGAACCTGACCCTGCGCGCGCGGCCAGGGCGTCGATGCGGGTTTCCCTTGGCGCGGCGAGGAGCAGCCTGGTGGCTTCCTGCAGCGATAGCGTCGTTTCAGTCGCCAGAACCATGGCCTGGGCCATGCGGCCCTGAGCGGCGTCGGAGTTGACGATGCCCGCGATGCGGGAGCGCTCCTCCTGCCGGGCGAGCGTCACGGCCGCCTCGTGTTCAGCCGTTGAGATGCCCGGGTCTTCGTCACCGGGCGCTATATCGTTCGTGCTCATCTGGATCCCTCCTTTGCGAGCGTTGCGCCCAGACGGGCGGGTGGTGGGCGATGTGTTGGCCCGGGAAAGCGAGGCGAGGACTTCGTCGAAGCTGGCGACACGGTCGGCGAGACCAAGGGCGATGGCTTCCAAGCCGATGAAGGTGCGGGCTTCCGTGGCGCGTGCCATGTCGGCGGTGAGCCGGCTGCCGCGCCCGAGAGCCACCGTGTCGATGAACTGGCGGTAGTGCGCATCGACGCTGGCCTGCAGATCGGCGCGGACGGCGTCAGAAAGCGGCTCGAACGGATTGCCGTCGACCTTGTGGGAACCAGCGAAGATCAGCGTCGGCTTGACGCCCTGCGCCGCGAGCTCGCCCGAACGGTCGGCATGCAGCATCACGACGCCGATCGAGCCAAGGATCGAAGTAGGCGAGACGACGATCTCGCTTGCGGCACTGGCAATGCCGTAAGCCGCTGAGGCCGCCATGTCGTTGACGAAGGCCGTGATCGGCTTGGTTTGGCGAACCGATCGGATCATATCCGCCAGACCTGCCATGCCGGCGGCTTCGCCACCGGGCGAGGAGATGTCGAGCAGCACCGACCGTACCTCCGGGTCTTGCCCTGCCGCGCGCAACTGGGCTGCGATCCCCTCGTAGCTGGTGAGCCCCGACCGGCTGTCGAGCCAGGCGCCGCGGTTCACCAGCGTGTCGAGAATTGGGATGATCGCCACGCCGTCAGCAGTGCGGGCAATCGAGGCCGATCCGTCCCCTCGCCGGGTCGAACCGACGAAGCGGCTTGCGTCAGGTCCCTCGGCACCTTCCTCCACATTGAAAAGCCCGGCCTCGAAGCCAACGCGGCCGCTCAGAGCGCCGAGTATGACCTCGGCCTTGGCCGGATGGATGAGCAGCGGCGTGTTAAGGAGCCGGTGGCTGAGGCGGAGAAGGTGTCCGGGCATCAATACCCCCCTCCTGCGCTGAGGCCGAAGCGTCGGCGCATCCCGGCCTGGCGTCCGCAGACGGTTTCGAGGCGGCTCAGTTCTGCGCGTAAGCTGGCAATGTCAGCCTTGCCGTACTGGACTTTGCGCCTGACGCCATTGCCGGCATCGAACTCGATCACTTCGGGCCGTCGGCCCTCGAGCAGCGCGTAATAGGCATCGCGGATCCGCGGCAGCACGGTGCACGGATCGGCATAGTTGGTGAAGATGGTCATGGGGGTGAACTGTCTCCGGAGGGATCCTGGGAACCGAGGTCCGCAGAGCGGTCGTCCGTATTGGTGATGCCCTGGTACTGATGGTCTGGCAGGCCGTAGGTCTCGCGGAGCGCCTTCTCGCGGGCGCGCTGCGCATAGACGTCCTCGATGTCGTGGCCGAGGTCCTCGGCGATCGCCGCGTCCGTCATGACGCCGAGCCGGCACCAGATCTCGTGGGCCTTGGCCATCTTGAGATCGTCGGCCTGGGGCTTGGGCGCACCACGCCAGATGGCGCGGGAGGCTGCCGAGCGGTTGGCAAGGAAGCCCTCTAGCCCACCCGGAAACGGGATGCCGCCGCGGACGATCTCCTCTTCGAGCCAGGCCTCGTAGACGGCATTGCAGAACGGCGCGACAAGATGGGCGCGGCGGTAGAGCGTGATCTGGAAGATCTCGCCCGTGGCCATGCGCACGCTCGAATAGGTCGCGTTGGTGTAGTCCGCCGTGGCGCTCTCATAGGTGAGACCCATGCAGCGGGCCAGTTCGCGCAGGAGGTGGG